ATGAGTGCTGTAGAGTGGGGCTCCAATTTTCTTGTGTCCAGACCAGAGTCGGTCACAGACTTGTTGACCCAGCTTGGTAAAAGCTGGAATAAGCCTCCCTCCGAAAGGACGGAGCATTGTACAGTTACGTACAGAGGCGTCACCCGCACTACCGATAGTGTAGGTTTTGCCTCTTACTGTGCAAATGTGAAAAGCAACCCAGAGAACCAGCAACAGTATTTCTACGATTCCACGTGGGATTCTGTCGAAGTTGAGGCTTTGAGTGGTGGTGCGATAGCAGCAAATCTTTTGTCCTATTTAGGCTTAGCCACTGGCATTGAAATGTCAGATCAGGATATTAGAAATGCGAACAATCAATTCGCCTATATGAACCATGTTCAGCGGTCTACTGCGGATAAGATCAACACAGCTACAACTGTGCTGGCCTTCATTTTCAGGATGATTTATGGATGTGACCCTTTTGATATTGGGTACCAGCAACACGTTACTCGTATTGTGCAGATAATGCGCTATTCAGAGAACCTTGTTGGTTTCACAGTTTTTGCTACCGATCGTCACCTTATGGAGACTGTCGTCGGTGTTTACACCGAGGGTTGTTCTTTAGCACGGAGTCCTTTGATGCAATCCGTCCCCTCTTTTCTAGCGACTCGCTTTATTGCGACTATGTCGCGCTTAGAGAAACATGCGTCTACTTGTAAAGGGTTTCTTATGGGAACCCATGAACGTGTTACCCCCACCACAATATACCTTACTGGTCCTGCTGGTGTTGGTAAATCCGCACTTATTAAGTATCTCCAGCCTCTTTTGGCTTGTGCAGATGGTTATAAGTGGGGCCCACAGCACACTTATGCTCACGACTCAGCCCAGGAATACTGGGAAGGGTATTGTAAGCAACCGTTTGTTGTGATGGATGACATGTTTTGTTCTAATGACGCCGCTGTCAAGTTACGCGAGAGTCAAGCAGTTTTGCACATGGTTAATACCTCTGTGTATAATCTGAATATGGCTTTTGATGCTAAGGGTATGAATTTCTTTGATTCCCAATATATCTTTTGTTCCACTAATATGGGACACCAGACTGGGTTTCATGGCACCAATTTTGGTGGTATTGGATTGTCAGATCCTGGCGCGTTTACGCGTAGGATGCATTTGGCTTTACACAAGTCTACTGTGATAGATTTCACTACTACTTTTAGTACTGAGAAATACAGAGTTGACAAGTGTACACATTTCCCCGAACACGAGGAGACGTGGATGACACCACCAGAGATCGCCCGCCTTATAGTGCGTATGCGTGAACGAGAGGTGCTTTTGCACAATAGTCATGATCTCACACAGGAGGAAATGGAGGCAATTCTGGCAGAACCAGATGAGCCTCTTGTCCCCCAATCTGAGCCCGTAACTTATGGTATGCATTTGCAACCCTTCTCTACGGGGATTGTCCCCGAAGATGACGAAGTGTCGTCTCTCACGGAGCCCCCAGAGTTTGCTTGGAGTAAATTGTCAGTGTCAGAGATATTCTCTACGCTAACTTACACTCCGATTGAGTTCTTTGACCATTGTGTCAAGTTAGGTGTATACACAAAAATGTCACCTGAATTGACCAAAAAGTTGCAGGCTTTCTTGTACGTCTTAGTTGCTTTGGCAGCCGGTGGTGGTATCTACTACTATTTCTTTGGATTTACTTCAGAGGATGCAGTACAAGATATCACTCAATCACGTCCACAGAAGTTCAATGGAGGTCGTAAGACCAACAGACCACGTGGTACCAAATTACACGATAGAGGTGTGCGTAAAGTTAAATCTCGCGCTCACAACAAGTTTCTACGCAATGTCGAAGAAGGCAAACGTCTTGTTAAACTAGGAGTACAATCCCAGTTGCAGGATAGCCATCAACGGATACAGGGTGTAGTTGCTAAGTGTATGGTGTGGATTGAAGCATGGTCCGAAGAGGCTGGTCTCAGTGATTCCTGTAATGGGTTTCACGTAGAGAACGGCTTCTTTTGCGTTCCTGCTCATTTCCTACTCAACTTTCTTGATTGTACAACGGACACTAGAATTGCTATTACCCCTAGGGGTCAGGCGAGGATGGAGTTTGATCTACCTTACGATTCATGTTGCCAATTAGATGGCGAAGATATGTTTCTATTCCACATTAAGGGTACTGGTTTCAGTGCTCCTGTGTCGGGTTTGAAGCATTTTGTGGATGGTCAGGCAGGTTTTAACTTTCCTCCAGGCAAACCAATGTACATTCTGTCAGCAAATGTTGACCAGCCTGTTTTTCGTCGTGCGTATGTTTCGTTATCTAGTACTCCTATACAGTATAAGTTCAATGATGAGCTTTTTATTATTTATGATCCTATAACGTACTTCGAGCAGACTGAGAGTGGTGACTCGGGTTCTTTGTTGATAACGCTTGACGAACAAGGCAATCCACTTATTGTGGGTATGCACGTCGGCAGATTGAACAAGATGGGAGTTTCTATTCCCTTGTGTAGACAGGATTTAGAGAATCTTATGACGGCAGACTGTTTTGAAACACAGTCTACTGGTGGTTTGGTATCTCTACGTACGGCTTCATTGCCCTACCGTTGTCCTACTAATAGTAAGATTGTCAAGTCTAAACTACATGGTTGGGCGGGTAGACCTACGCGTCTGCCAGCTTATCTGCGTGAGTTCACGAATCCAGATGGAGTTGTGATTGACCCTATGCAGGTGGCACGCTCCAAGTTACACCAGACCCGTACCGTGTGTGAACCAATTCCCGAGTCCGCCCTGAATTACCTTCTAGATGCTTACAAGCGTCCTGATTGGGAACAAGGGCCAATTACTTGGGAAGAGGCTTTACGCGGTAATAGTGTGAAAGGCTCTCTTGGTATTTGCCACAGCACCTCATCAGGTTATCCCTGGTGTATTGCTGGACATAAAGGCAAATCTCCCTATATTACTCATGAAATTGATGCATTAGGGAACTTCCACATGGAGTACCAACCAGAATTCCTGGAACACCTTAACAAACTGGATCAACAGTTATGTAGAGGTGAACCGGTTGAGTTTATCTGGGCTGATGTTTTGAAACAGGAGTTACGTCCTATTGAGAAGCGCAACAAAGGTAAGACTAGGCTTTTTGCCACTTGTCCTCTTGACGCTCTCTTTTTATTTCGTAAGTATTTCCTGGATCTTGTTACGTTTATACAGTCTCAAGCAGCCACTAATATTGTTAGTGTGGGTATTAACCCTCACTCTTTACAGTGGTCTGTTCAGAGGTCCCGTATGGTGGCCTTTGGTGGTTCTGTAGTAGCAGGAGATTATTCTAACTACGATGGTAAGTTGCCCAGGGCAGTTGGCGAAGTGTTTTTACGCTTTGCAAACACCTGGTATGGCGATGGCCCCGTAGCTGCAGACGTGCGCAGACTCCTCATGGAGAACGTGTACGGAGCAGTTAGAATATGTGGCGACCAAGTCTATAAAGTAGAGGATGGGAACCCTTCGGGTAACCCAATAACTTCTATCTACAACTCACTTTGTAATTGTATTATGATGTTTACAGTTTTAACTGAAGACCTCAAAATTAACAATTTCGATATGGCCACCTATGGTGACGATAACTGGGTTGGTACGGATAGAGTTGACCTCAAGTGCAGTGATTTCGCTGTGCATTTGAAGAGGCGGTTTGATATGGAGTACACCCACTTCAGTAAGGTCGAAGGAGAAGATCCTATAGACAGTCCGGAAACGATTAGGTATCTGGGTAGAGCTTTTGTTAAGTATAATACACTATATAGAGCTCCGCTCCAGTTGCATATAGTCACGGAGTCAACTTACTGGTTTGGTGGTAGTACTAACCACGACGAGATAGTGATGAGCACAGCAGAGTCATTCTTTGCCGAGTTAGCTCACCACCCACCTGATGTTTTTGCGGAATGGTCCGAGAAATATTTGGACGCAGTTAAGGAAAGATATCCTGACCTCTATCAATATATTTTAGGTAGATCTCATGCTCACATCTGGTATTACGAGAAGATGTATATCAGCCCTGCGGGGTTAAAGATGTACGTCCAATCTAGTGTCAGTCGCGAAGAAGTACCCCACCAGACTATTGTCAGAGGAGGGAAAATATCACCTTTGCTTATTGTCGCACTCACGTGCGCTGTGTTACCTGGTGTGGAAGCAACTAGCCTTTATGTGCATGCTGGAGCCAATTTTATTTATATTGGTCTCTTTTTCCTCTTGTGGTATGGTGTTGAATTTTACAACATGGGTCAAGCACGGGCTTACAGAGTGGCGAGAGAAATTTATTTCCAAGACATATATCCTTGGGTCCCAAGACCCACTTCGTTGTTGTGGATTTTTGGTACTCTTGCTAGTTTGTTTATGCCATGTGCGGGAGCCCAACCTGTTGTTGAGTTGTCAGTTGCTGAGGGTTGTCTAGTAGTCACATCTGTGTGTCTTCTACTAATTGTGCTACCAGTTATAATAGCTGGTCCTAGGTGGAACGTCGAACATTTGAGTCAGTATACTGATCGCACAAAACACTGTTTCTGGTTTGTTTGTTGGTTGAAACTTATTATTTGGACCTGTATGGTTGTGAGTTGGTTACTCAGTGGAACCCGTCTTCCGACGTTAAATGACGGTCGGGAGACCTTAAACCTATTGAAATTTTCAATTGGCGACATGAATGTCACAGAGACCCGTAACTCTGAATTTACGGAAAGAGCTGTCAACTCTATAAATGACACACAGGGTGTGCAACTTGGTGCCTATCAGGATGCAGCACCTATATCACTAAATGCAGTGACTGAC